TGGAGCCTGGAAGACTGGGGTAAAAAACCGGAAGTGACATGGGAGCACAACTGGGCCGCTTGCCAGCGCCTGCTGTGTCGCTCCTGGCTGCGCGATGGCGAGGCGTTCGCCTCCCTCGTGCGTGGCCTGCGCCCCGACCTGGATCATGGCACCCGCGTTCCGTTCAGTTTGGAGCTGTTGGAGGCTGATTACCTGGCGCTGGATTACACCGACGCCAGCAAAAACATCATGCAGGGTGTAGAGCGCAATGGCTGGAATCGGCCCGTGGCGTATCACATTTATAAGCAGCATCCCGGTACACCCGGACGCAACAACCCGGCCCGTAAGCGCGTCCTGGCCGATACCCTGTTGCACCTGAAATTGACTGATCGGATCGGCCAGGTGCGGGGTATGACGCAGTTCGCCTCTGTTTTACAGAGGATGAACGACATCTACGAATACGAAAATGCTGAGCGCATCGCCGCCCGCATTGCCGCCAGTCTGACCGGCGCACTCAAAACCGACAACGCGATCAGTTACGCCCCTTCCAGCGACACCGACGCCCCGCGATCATTTGACCTGCAACCCGGCATGATTCTGGACAACCTGCGCCCCGGCGAATCGCTGGATATTTTCAGCAGCAACCGCCCATCGCCCACGGTGGAGCCGTTTCGCAACGGGCAACTTCGCGCCGCCGCCGCCGGTATCGGCCTGAGCTATTCCGCCCTCTCGCGGGATTACAACGGCACGTACAGCGCCCAACGCCAGGAGCTGGTGGAGCAATTCGATGGCTACCGGGTGATGAGCGGCCTGTTTGTCGGCGCAATTTCCGCCCCGGTCTATGAGGATTTCGTGGCGCTGGCGATTCGTGGAACCGTCCGGGTTCCGGCCAATATCGACCGCCGCACGATTGATGACGCGACTTATCAGCTTCCCACAATTCCTTGGATTGACCCACAAAAAGATGCCAACGCCAACGCGACCATGCTGGAGAACTACCTGACCAGCCCGCAAGCCATTATCCGCTCTCGGGGCGGGAATCCGGACGAAGTGCTGAACAACTGGCAGCGATGGAACGACGCGATGAAAAAGCGCGGCTTGGAACCGCAAACCCAGAAACCGAATCCCGCGACCACTGAGCCGACGCCATGACCACGCCTTACTACACGATCAAAGCCCTCGGCCCGACTGCCGCCGAAATTTATATCTACGGTGAAATTGGCGAATCGTACAGCGAGGAATCCGTGACCGCGCGCGCCCTGGTCGCCGAACTGGCGGGCATGACCGGCAAGGCGCTAACGGTTTACATCAATTCCCCCGGCGGCAGCGTCATGGACGCCGCCGCGATTTACAGCGCCCTGAACCGCCACACCATGCCGGTGAGCATCATTGTGGACGGATGGGCATTGAGCGCCGCCAGCCTGATCGCTATGGCCGGCCAATCCCTAACAATGGGGACCGCGTCAATGCTGATGCTGCATAACCCGTCCGCGATGGCCTATGGCAATGCCGACGATCTCCGCAAAACCGCCGATTCATTGGATGCAGTGCGCCAGACCATGATCAGCGTTTACGCCGCCAAATCCGGCGCCGACGAGGCGACCGTAGCCGGCTGGTTGGACGCTGAAACTTGGTTTGACGCCGACGCGGCGATTACCGCCAAGCTGGCCGATGCCAAGGCCGAAACGACCGCCCGCCCCGCGCCCGCCCCAACCGCTCAATTTCGCAACCTACCGGCGGCCTATGCCGCATACATCCAACCCGATCCACAGGACCACGTTATGACTCCTGATCAAACCGTATTGCCGCCCGATCCGACCCCTGCGGTCGCTGCAACTGCCGCCGCCGCGCCCGATCCGGTCGTGACCGCCGCCGACATCAAGGCGCAAATCAGCGCCATCATCGCCGCCGAACGCCAGGCCGAACGCGCCCGCCAGGGCGAAATCCGCGCCAGCTTTAAGGCGTTTTTCGAGAAAATGCCGCTGCGGGCCGATGCGCTGAACACATTGCAAGAACAAGTGCTGGCGGACGGTTCCAGCCCGCAGGAGGCCGATCACAAGCTGCTGGAACTGCTCGGCAGTTTCAGCGAACCGCTGGCCGCCGGCCAGGGCGCTACCGAGTACACCGGCGCTATCGATCCGATGGCTGTGAGCGTCGCCGCCGCTGCGTATCAGCGGGAAATGAAGGCGTCCGGGCGCATCGTTTCCATGACTGACGCAGTCGCCCACATCATCAAGCAAGGGGCTGAATAATGAGCACTCTGATCAAAAACTACACCGCTGGCGCGGCGATTGCCGCCAATAGCCTCGTCAAACTCTCCGCTGATAGTACGGTCATCACCGCCGCCCTGGCGACCGACGCCATTGTCGGCGTAACCACCGACATCGCCGCCGCCAGCGGCGAGCCGGTGGACGTAGTGCATCTGGGCGTCGCCTGGGTCAAAGCGGGCGGCGTGATTGCTCGCGGCGCGTTGTTCAGCGCCGATACCGCCGGCCTGGCCGCAACCGCCGCCGAGGATGATCGGGCGATTGGTATGGCGCTGGTCACGACCGCCGCCAATGACCTGTTCCCTGCGATCATCTTCCCGTCCGGCGGGGTCAGCGACAGCCAGGACGCAGTAGCTAGTGTCACGATTACCGCCGCGCAACTACTGGCGCTGAACACCACGCCGATCACGCTGGTTGCCACGCCCGGCGCTGGCAAGGCGTTGATGCTGTTGGATGCCGTGCTGTTTCTGGACTATGCGACTACCGCGTATGACGGGATCGCCGCCGGGGAAGACCTGAATATCCGCTATACCAACGGCTCCGGCGCCCTGCTGGCGACGGTTGAAACCGACCCGTTCCTGGCCGCTACTGCGGACGCGACCCGCTACGTGCTACCGACCACGACCGCCGCCGTAACCCCGGTCGCCGATGCGCCGCTGGTCCTGTACATGGCGACCGGCAACATCGCCACCGGCGACAGCCCGCTGAAAGTTCGCGTCCGCTATCGCATCATCGACACCGCCTGGTAAGGATTAAGTCATGGCTCATGCCCCGTTTCCGATTCAACCCGAACTCACCGCCATCGCCATCGGCTATCGCAACCCGGCGCTGATTGCCGACGAAGTATTGCCCCGCGTCCCAGTGGGCAAGCAGAGTTCAAGTACCTCAATACTCCCTGGCGGATAGCTTCACCATCCCGGACACCCGCGTAGGCCGCACCTCCAAGCCGACTGAAATCAGTTTCGGCGCGACCGAGTCACGGATTCCTGCGTCGGCTACGGCCTGGATGATCCGATCCCGCAAGCGGACATCGACAACGCTCCGCCGAATTACAACCCGCTGGGCCGCGCTACCGAGGTGCTGACTGACCTGCTGTTGCTGGCGCGGGAACAGCGCACCGCCAGCCTGGTGTTCAACACCGCCAGTTATGCCGCGTCCACGAACCGTACTCAGTTGTCCGGCACGTCGCAGTTCAGCGACTACACCAACAGCAACCCGATCACCGCGTTTTTGACTGGCCTGGATGCCTGCGTCATGCGCCCGAACATCCTGATTCTGGGCCAGGCGGTCTGGTCGAAATTGCGCCAGCATCCCAAGGTCGCGCAGGCGCTGTTCGGAGCCAATGGAACCAGCGGCATCGTCACCCGTGAACAACTGGCCCAGGCGCTGGAAATTGAGGAAGTATGGGTCGGCCAGGGATGGGTCAACGGCGCCAAGCGTGGACAGACCGCCGGCCTGACCCGGCTATGGGGCAAACACGCCGCTGCGATTTACCGTGACCGTCTGGCCGATACCAGTCGGGGGACCACTTTCGGATTGACTGCGCAATGGGGCGAACGGGTATCCGGCAATATTCCCGACGAAGACATTGGCCTGAAAGGTGGTCAGCGGGTGCGGGTCGGTGAGTACGTCAAGGAATTGGTTTGCGCGACTGACCTCGGTTACTACTGGGAAGACGCGGTGGCCTAAGCATGAATGCCTCGCTGGTCGCCACGTTTACCGATGTTGCCGCCGGGCTGCTGGTGACGTTTGGCGCACCAGCGACGCTGACACATGGCGTAACCACCACGCCGATTCAGGCGGTACTTGAATCGGCGCTGGCGGCGATCGGCGAATATGGCGAACTCATGGGAATCACGCCATACCCTCACCGTACTGCGTACCAGCGGCGCAGTGGTGGGCGATACCGTGACTCTCAATAGCGCGGTCTGGCGTCTGGGCGCAACTCA